AAAGAAAGATGCTGCTACAAATAAAATGACAAAATTCCTTAGTGAAGTTTATCCTAACAAGAAAAATGATGAAATAGAACTTTTAGCCAAACTAACTACTAAACAAGAAGCTAAAGAGTTAGCTAGAGATTTTGGATATGAAGAATCTGAAATTGCTAAAATGTTCTAATTATGTTAAAATTTAGTGTGAACAAATTTGAATGTCAGTATTGTAAAGCAATATTTACCCAAGAAAAGACACTTGCGGTGCATATGTGCGAGAGAAAAAGAAGACACTTTGCTCGAAATGATCGTGCAACTGTAGCAGGATTTCAAACATATAATCGATTTTATCAGCTCACACAAAATAGCAAAGACAATAAAACTTTTGATGACTTTGCCCGTAGTTCATATTACAATGCATTTGTTAAATTTGGAAGTTTTCTTAGCAATGTAAATCCTCTATATCCAGATAAGTTTATAGACTATGTTGTTAAAAGTGGTGTTAAATTAGACCATTGGTGCAGAGAAGAATTATATGAAAAATATGTAATAAATCTCATTCATACTGAAAGTGTTGAGACTGCCTTAGAAAGATCTATCAAACATATGGAAGAGTGGGCTAACGAAAATAACAGCGTATGGAATCATTACTTTTTATATGTAAGCTCAAATCGAGCTAGCTATGATATCAAGGACGGTAAAGTAAGTCCTTGGATAGTGTTAAATTCTGCAAGCGGAAAGAAAATGTTAGCCAATTTTAGAGATGATCAGCTTTCTTCTATAAGTAATATTATAGATCCTACAATTTGGGTCAAAAAGTTTAAGACTCAAAAATTTGATTTGGATCTAGTTAAACGTATAGTCCAGGAGGCAGATCTATGAACGTTCAAACTGAAAACTTAGAAGCAAACCTTAATATGGAAATCATCCTATCAGAGACAGACAAAAGTGTGTATGTTAAATTATCAGGGTTTGACACAATAGAAGATGCAGATGACTATGCTTCTTATCTTACAGATCATCTTCCTTTAATGCTATTTCATTCAGAGGTTTTACATTAATGCCAGACATTGACATTGATTTTGCAGACAGAGACACTATACTAAAGGTAGTAAAACATATTAAGGCAGTTAGGATAGATAATGGACAGATGATAAATCATAACACAGGTATATATGTTCAAAATATCCCCCATAACCCAATTACAGGTCAATCAACTATTGACTATAAAGAAGCAGAATGTAGGGGATATTTTAAGATAGATTTTTTAAATGTTGGAGTATACCAAGGCGTTGTAAATGAAGATCATTTATCTAAATTGCTAAATCAGGAGCCATTATGGGATTTATTAGAACAGGACGATTTCGTCAATTTGCTCTTTCACGTCAACGGACATGGTTCGATCTTAAGAAGCATGAAACCCCGGACGATAGACCAACTAGCGGCAGTTTTGGCAATGATACGCCCCGCGAAACGTTATCTGATTGGGAAAGACTGGACTACAGTGATGAACGAAGTATGGACAAAGCCTGAAGGTGATGAATATTACTTTAAAAAAGCTCACGCTGTTGCCTATGCGGCGGCAGTTGTAGTGCAGATGAATTTAATCTGTGAGCGAATAAGCTATGAATACGGTTAATTATTTTTTAATTGCTTTAATTAGCTGAACTTGTTTTCTTTTCACTCTTTTAAAACTAAGATTTAAAAGATTTACTGTAGGACCTAGAATTACACGGACATCTTTACTATTAAAAGTTTTGATAGCATATCTAAAAGGCTCTACTTCTTTACGACAAAATATACTAATTGGTATCTGACGGTTACTTTCCCACCACCATATTTCGCCGACCTGTAACAACCCTGTTTTTTCTTCTGGACTTTTAATCATAGATAAATCAAAGAAGCTTGTTACAAACTGATCTTGATTAATTATTATACCGACATATTCGTCATCGCCATAGTGCAGAACTGAAATAAAGGGTAGTTGTTCTTGTATATTCTGTCTTAATTTTACCATAAATAATGTTGAGGCGAATCACCAATGCAAAAAATTTCAAGTTATTTATATCCGAATAGAATCGAATTAACTGCTGATTTGACTACGCATCCAACGGAGTGGAGAATCGTGTACCAAAGAAGATACAAAGTTTATAAAGGTTTTAAAAATGATCTGCTGCTTGACATTAAAAACGCAGAACAAAAGAGAATAAACATCAGTGATAAAACTGTTAAATTTATTATTCTCGACCAAAATGACCAAGAAATTTATACTGCTACTGCTGTGCATAGTTCAACTCCGGGACTAGCAACAATTAGCATTCCGCCTACTACATTTACAAATATTAAACCACAATTCTTGAAGTATGCTGTTTATATTTTGAATAATGATGCAACTAAAACTCCAATTTACGGTGATACACAATTTGGCCTTGGTGGAACTTTAGAACTTATACAACAAGGAACAGTAGTAGCTCTTCCAGATTTAATTATAGATGTCTTTAACTATTACGATGATATCACTGTAGCGCCAACTATTAAAAAATATATTAGTGAAGCAGCTTTAATTAATCCGCCAAACGATATATCTGTACCTTCGATTTTTAATTTTGATTTTGAGTTAAACAATTTAGATGGCACTATTATTGTCCAACTAACTAAAGATTCAGTTGCTCACATTACAAGTAATTGGGAAGATATAGAAACTTTTAATGTTACTAATTCTACATCAACTCTGACAAAAACCTATACAGTATCTAATGATTATATTTGGGCTAGAGTCTACTTAACTATGGGCCCTGATGCAACCGGAAAAATAGACAAAGTTACAATAAGACGCTAAAATGTGTCTATGAGTCTTATCACAGATACAGTATATTCGAACCTTCCTTATAAAAGAAAGACAACTCCTAGTGGTTGGATCAGCTTTAATGCTGTATGCTGTCATCATAATGGAACCAGTCAAGATACTAGGCAACGTGGGGGCATTATTGTAAATGGCGATGGTGTTAGTTATCATTGCTTTAATTGTCAGTTTAAAACTAGTTGGCAACCAGGCAGAACTATTACACCAAAATTTCGTAAACTGTTAAGATGGTTAGGTGTGGGTGACGATCTTATTACCAAATGTACTTTAGAAAGTCTACGATTAAAAGAAGATGGAACAGGCACTGATTACAAATCAAAATTACCTGTATTCTTAGACAAAGCTTTACCAAGAGGATCACAGCCAATTATAGATTACTTAGATAATCCGCCCGATGATATTATACCAGTACTTGAGTACTTGCAGAAAAGAAACTTATACTTAGAAGACTATCCGTTTTACTGGACAGAGGAAGAAGGACTTAAGAACCGAGTGATTATTCCTTATTATTACCAAGGAAGAGTTGTAGGATATACTTGTAGAAAAATTATAGACGGAAAACCTAAATATATTTCAGAACAGCAACCAGGATATGTTTTTAATTTAGATCGGCAATATTCAGATAATAAATTTGTCATAGTTTGCGAAGGCCAAATTGATGCTATAACAATCAATGGCGTTGCTATTATGAGTAGTGAAATAGGAGATCAACAAAGATCTCTTATTGATACTTTGAAGAAAGATGTTATAGTAGTGCCAGATAGAGATCATGACGGCCCTAAGATAGTTGAACAGGCTATTGAGTTTGGGTGGGCAGTAAGCTTCCCTGATTGGGGAGATATAAAAGACATAAATGAATCTAGCGTTAAATATGGTAGACTAGCTACACTTTATAAAATTATAACTAGTATTGAGCGAACAGAACTTAAGATTCGTTTACAGGCTAGGCAATGGTTCAAAGGATGCACAAATGTTTAGAAAATTAATTTACTGGATTACCTATCCCTATCAGGCTTATAAAGAGCGTCAACGTATTAAAAAACGTTTAAAAGAATTAAGAGAAAGAGATCCTTTCATTTACCGATGATTACTTGGGGTATTAGTGCTAACAGCCATGATGCTGCTTTAGCTGTTTTTATAGATAATAATCTAACTTTCGCTAGTCACAGCGAACGATTTAGCCGTATTAAAAACGACCCTGATTTACATGAATCCTTAATTGAATATGCTTATCAATTCGGTAAGCCTGATAAAGTAGTTTGGTATGAAAAACCTTGGCTTAAATCTTTAAGACAATATCAAGCTGGCCAAGGATTTATTAATAATAGTCCTCGTAAATATTTAAAAAATTATGGTATAAATGTCAGTGTTAAAACTGTTAATCATCACCATAGCCATGCCGCGGCTGGATTTTATACTAGTGGATTCGATAATGCTGTAATTGTAGTTATTGATGCAATCGGCGAGTTTGATACAATAACTTTTTGGACTGGAAAAGATAATAAGCTCAAGAAAATTTATTCTCAAAAATACCCTCATAGCTTGGGGCTGTGGTACAGTGCTATGACTCAACGAATAGGGTTAAAACCTAATGAAGAAGAGTATATTCTTATGGGAATGGCAGCTTACGGCACACCTAAAAAATTAGCATCAAGAATCAGTAATGATTTCATATTAGACTATGATAATTATACTTTCAAACATAATCTCCATAGAGGATGCTTAGACTGGGCACCTGATCTTAAAGAAGATGATATTTTCGATATTGCCGCAGGCACTCAACGCATTTATGAAGAACTTTTTAAAAAAATACTTTATCAGGCTAAACATCTAACTGGATGTGATAACCTTGTATTAATGGGTGGATGTGCTTTAAATTGTAGTGCTAACAGTGCTGCATTTGGACTGTTTGAAAATGTATGGATAATGCCTAACCCAGGTGATGCAGGTAGTGCAGTTGGAGCAGTTTTAGCAGAAAGAAAGCAACATATCCAATGGACTGATGCTTATTTAGGATATAATATAGAATCTAAAACTGTGCCCAATGATATTGTGAACTACCTTATTCAAAATAAAATTTGTGGTGTAGCTCAGGGTAAAGCTGAGTACGGACCTAGAGCGTTAGGACACAGAAGTCTATTAGCCGATCCGCGTGGCAATGATGTAAAAGATAAAGTAAATGAAATCAAACAAAGACAAAAATTTAGACCATTCGCTCCAGTTATACTAGAAGAATATGCAGATCAATATTTTGAACTAAGAGGAAAATCCGAGCATCATAGATATATGCAATTTACCAGTAAATGTAGATTCCCTGAGCAATTTCCTGCTATAATCCATGTAGATGGAACAAGCAGAGTTCAAACTGTGCCTAAAAATAATTCTAACATACGACAGCTATTAGAACTATGGCATAGCAAAACACAATGTCCAATGTTATTAAACACTAGCCTTAATATCAAAGGAGAGCCTATGGTTAATAGCAGGGCAGACGCAGAAAGATTCGAAAAACATTATAACTTAAAGGTGTTTACTTAATGACTAGACAAAACGCAGACTACGGATACGAAATACAAAAACTTTATCTTGAAATTATGCTTACAGATGCAGAAACATTTGTAAGATGTCAAAGTATTTTTGATCACGAGCTTTTTGATAGAAAGCTACAAACTGGGGCAAAATTTATTAATGACTATGTAGTAGAACATAATGTATTACCTACAATGGAGATAGTTAATGCAGCTACTAACTCTAGTTTTGCAAGTCCAGGTGAACTTAGAGAAGAGCATTATGATTGGCTGTTAACGGACTTTGAAACTTTTATTAGACACAAAGGACTCGAGCGTGCTATTCTTAAGTCAGCTGATCTACTTGAAAAAGGAGAGTATGGCCCTGTAGAAGATCTAGTTAAACAGGCTGTGCAAGTTGGCTTAACAAAAGATATGGGTACAGATTATTTTGCTGATCCAAGAGCTAGGCTATTAAGAATTAAAGATAAGAATGGACAAATAAGTACTGGATGGCCCACTATTGATAAAAAACTATTTGGAGGAATGAACAGAGGTGAGTTGAATATTTTTGCTGGTGGATCGGGTGCAGGAAAAAGTTTATTTTTAGCTAATCTTGGAGTGAACTGGTCGTTGCAAGGACTTAATGTAGTATACTTAACTTTAGAACTTAGTGAAGAACTCGTTAGTATGCGAGTTGACAGTATGATCACTGAAATTCCTAGTAGAGAAATATTTAAGCAGATTGATGAAGTTGAAATGCGTGTCAAAGTGATTGGCAAAAAATCTGGAACATATCAGGTCAAGTATATGCCCAGTGGAAAAACAGCTAATGATATCAGAAGTTATCTCAAAGAATATGAAATAAAACTAGGTCGTAAGGTTGATGTACTATTGATTGATTACTTAGACTTACTAATGCCAATCAGTAAGCGTATTAGTGCTGAAAATCTGTTCATTAAAGATAAATTTGTTAGCGAAGAATTAAGAAACTTAGCAGTAGAAAAACAATGTATCTTAGTTACAGCTAGTCAGCTTAATCGTGGAGCAGTGGAAGAAGTTGAATTTGATCATAGTCATATCAGTGGAGGTCTTAGTAAAATACAAACGGCGGATAATGTGTTTGGCATTTTTACTAGTAGAGCAATGCGTGAACGTGGAAGATATCAACTACAACTAATGAAAACTCGTAGTAGTAGCGGTGTAGGACAAAAAATCGATTTAGAATTTGATATCGATACTTTACGAATTACAGACCCCGGAGAAGAAGGACAGACTGAACAAGAGCCAACCAGTCGTGCTGGAACAATTTTAAATAATCTACAACGTACTACTAGCATAGAATCTAACAATGACCCTACATCTGGAGCAAGTGTTAAGAAAGGTGCAGTAGTCGAGACCAGCAAATTAAGGCAGTTATTGAACAATCTTGAAGAATCCGTTTGATAAATATCAAATAGGATTGTTTAATGAGTGTAGAGCATATTAGAAAATATTTAGGCCTTTTTGAAGAAGAAGCTCCGAGAGGTTTTAGGTCCTATCCTGCCCAAACACCTGCTTGGACTTTCACTGACAAGCAAAAAGAAATATACCAAAAATATCCTGATAAAATTGTATACAATCCTACAGGTCCTAGAACACTGTCAAATGTAGATTGGGAAGAAACTGAAAAAAATATTTCCGGTACTGCTGTTCCGCCTACTAGCCCTGCTCCTACTCCCGCTCCACAACCTAGTCCTACAACCAGTCAACAGCCCGTCCCTAGTAAACCTGCTGAAAAACCTTATGACCTAATTGGAGGAGATGAGGAGTTATCCAAAAGCAAAGATTTATTAGACAATCTTAAAAAAGACTTTCAATATAAATTTAATAAACCTTTAACAACAAACAGCGAAGAACGAACAAAAGAAAAGCAACAAGACCTTTATGATAGATGGAAAAAAGGAGAAAAAGGCATATATACGCCAACTAATCCAGCTAATTATCCAGATGCTAAATGGTTTCACCTTAACGCTTTTGATGCGTCAAATATTAGTGCAAAAGAAGAAGAATGGCTTAAATCAGTAGGATGGGTTAGAACAAATAAGGTTGCTGACCCAGTACATTGGTCCTATATAGGTAAACCTGCTCCCAGACCAATGACTCCCGAAAAGAAACAATGGATTGAACAAGCTAAGAAAAATAATCCAGATATCGATGACGATCTATTGAGTGACCATTATGATAAATTTATCTATCCAGGAACTCAAGTAGCTAAACCCGGCCAAAAACCTACTGCCAAAAAAGAAAAACAACCAGCCGTTGTAGCAGATCCTAATAAGGCAGAAAACGATAGAAAACGTGCTGAAGAGCTTGCTAAGGCAGCTGAAAAGATGCGTCAGGAAGTAGGAACACCAAAGCCTGGCAGTGGTATGATTAAGAGAGAAAGTTTAGCACAAAGTATTGTAGAAAGCTTTGGGTATAAATTAGAAGCTTACGACGATACCGCAGTTGATCTTATTAGACAACGAAATATAGATCAAGGAAAAGCTAGTGACCTTGAAACCGGATGGGAAGCTGGAAGACGTCAACGAAGACAACAGCGTAAAGAAAAAGAAGCAGAATTAGCCAAACAACGTGCTAATGCACCTTCCATAGATACACCAAAAAATCCAGGAATGGCTAGGTTTACCGTAGGAGATGATCCCAGTAATAAGGTAAGCAGACTAGATATGCTTGATCGACCTATTCCTAGCCAACAGGACATAGTTAGTAAACGATTCACAGATGCTCCAGCTGATACAACTAGTATTAAAGGAGAGCCTAGAAACTTGCCTTCTAATAGCGCAACTACTCCAGGAAAGTCAATGTTTGGCAAAGCATTGAAAGTGGGCGGCGCAGGCTTAGGTGCAGTAGGAACTGCCCTATCTATTAAAGATATCTATAATGATATCAATGCAGGGGATTATTCTACAGCCGCATTAGAAGTAGCCAGTAATGTTGCATACTTTTTAGGAATTCCATTTGGAGTGCCGGGATTAGTTGGAGCTACAGCAGCATCGTTTTATCTAGGTAATAAAGCAGAACAAAGCAGAGAACAACGAATTGCTGCTGATAAGAAAACATTAAAAGCAGCAGAAGATTTACTTCAAAAGTGTCAGCTTACTTTAAACACAGGAAGAACTGCTCAAGATGATCAATTAGATGATCAAACAAAAGAATTTCTTCAACAATGTATCAATGATGCTAATTTTACAATAGATAAGCTTAAAGGAAGAATTTAATTAGATATTAGGGGTATATTCTTGAACGAACCCTACCCAGGTGTCTCCAGTACGTCTGGTCATCTTTTCTGCTAGCTTTTGACACATCTCCTCAGCGATCCAGCGCTGATCTAATGTATAACGAACTTCAAGGTGTCTTCCTTGAACAGTTTGACGTGTTTCAATATTTCTGGCCATAGGCATCAAGTACTTTTCAGCCATTGTGCTCTCCTTTACAAATTATTTACCTTTATTTTGATTAAATAATTAAAACATAGGAT